AGATATTTTGGTGCAGGGAATGTCATACTAGTTTAAGTTTAGCTTCGTAGTCATAGGCATAGATTTCACGGTTGCCTTTAATACCCCACCCTAACCAGTAGTAAGCAGGAACCATGTATTGCGAGATGGAGTATCCACGTCCTTCAAACTCTGGAAGATACCTTTGGAAGATAGGTTCGTTAATCATCCATCGAGTCTGACCAGATAAACTGCTCGGATCACATTGATATTTAGCACAGAAAGTGCCAAGACCTTGGTAGCGACCGATACTGGTCCACTGGATTAAACCATATCCACCAGACAAGCAGTTCTTATAAGAGACACGAGCACCACCTTCACAGATGTTGGAGATGAACTTACTCTCCTGCTTGATGTTGCCCATCAGTGTAGCAAGAGCATTCTTATCAGTAATTTTTGTTCGTTCTTGTAGTTCTGCAAGTACATACTGTTCCTCTGGAGTGCAGTCTTCACACTGCCAAGTAGGTTCGTATTGTACTACAGGAACAGGTACAGATCCTTCCAATGGTGGAAGTGACGCTGGAATCATAAATGAGAGACCAGCAGCCATAAGTGCGTGTGAGATCATTCGGTTCATTACGTCAGTTCACATGATAGCACAGTATCTATGTAGGGTCAAGGCGGCGAGGGGCATAATATGCCTTGTAGTATGCCACTATCCCATCTGTCCTCTTGTTTCCTTGGGATACCCAGTCATGACTACATTCTACAATGCTTTTTTGACTGTATACAGGAGTACCATCTGGTTTGAGCTCACCACCAAACCGCTGCAAGAGCAAAGCATACACTCTAGAACGAGTGTCCATGCGGTCTTCACTGTAGCGCCAATCATCTACCATAGTGGGGTAGCAACTGGAGTAATTGTATCACAGTTAACATGACATGTCAAGCTAAATAACTGTGTGGTAAAAATTAGATCAAATGAAAAAAGTCTTTTTGACTTTTGGAATGCTACTGATGACCGCTTCTGCAGCAAATGCAGGCGGACTTGTATCAAGACACGCTTCTAGTGTGCAACTTACTGTTGATGCTGCTAGATCACAGGCAACAAGGATTGGTTCCTCATTTAGTATCTCTGGTTCAAACATTGATACTACGGATGGTAGTACAGCAGGTGCTGTGTCTGCTGGTACTATCACCTCTGGTGTATATTCTCCTGGCACTATTACTGCCACTCAAGACACAGCAGGCGCTGCTTTCACATTCAGTCAGTCATATACACAGGCTGATGCAGTCCCAGCTTCTGCTCCTACTGTAGGTACAGTACCTAACTTCTCTAACGTAACTTCTCACACTGCAGGAGTTGCTGGTTCTCTAGCTGGTACTATAACTTCAGCTGGTGTAATTGGAGTGACGGCTGGTGGTGCTGGTAGTACAGCTACTGGACAATTCGTAAGTGAGATCACTGTTATCGACTGATGGAGATTCGCAATGACCCATTTTGGAAAGACAATCATATATATTGCGATGTCTGCGGTGGGAGTAAGTCTTATTCCTGCCGCTGCCCTGGCGGTTCCCGTGGTCCCAAACTTCACCCAGGGCTCAATGACGAGCCACACGGAAACGACGCAAACGATAACTGAAACAATCAATAGCATGGACTACTCGACAGGATATCAATATTCTGCCACAGGTTCAGGTGTTAGTGCTAGTGGGAATCTTTCCCCTGGTACTTCTAATACCAACGTAACAATAGATGGAGTGAATTCAACATGGACAGGAGTGGGATCAAAACCAAGCTTCACACAGACAGCACCAGGTCAAGCGTTCCAGTTTACAGAAACTTACAATGGACCAGGGCTACAAAATCATACGATTATAGAAAGAGTAACAGAGGTTACAAGCATAACCGACACAACAAGTATCTTCTCACAATAAAAGCATTATGTCTATCTGCCCTAGCTGTAAGTGTAACTGCCCCTGTAAATGCAGAAACTGTGGGGGGTGTAAGTGCAACGGCATCCCCAATAGCAAATAGCTCTGGCTCGGTTACGAACCAAGCTATTCAAGTATTACAAGGACCATATATTACTAACACATATGGTGGTGGGATTCAGTGTCAAGGTCCCACTCGCAATTTTACACCGTATGTAACAGGAAGTGCGTCTGCTTCTAAACCATACGAAGATTATTATAACGATCCAGTATACGATATCAGTGATAACTTCGGTGCCTTCGATGATGACGGGAATACAATGGGGGACGGCATCATTGATAATCCTGGTGACATTCTCTTCCATAAAAAAACTAGAACAGGACAGAAAGATAACTACAGTCTAGGTGTTGGTTTCTCTATGACCTGGAGTACACCTACTGATAAGAAACTGCAGGATCTATGTAAGGAAGCAGCTGCTTCTAACATTGCAATGATGCAACAAATAACTGCCAATAAAAGATTGGATTTTGAGATCGCGAGACTTAAGAATTGCGGAACTTTAATGCAGCAAGGAATTTCTTTTCACCCTAGAAGTCCTTACTTTAAAGTGTGTGCTGATGTCGTAGTTAACAATGTTAATACCGTCAAGCAACATCGTCACTCTATTTCTTCTTCTTCTGACTCTTCGCCGCAACAGACCGAAGCTTTGCAATCGCTTCATTCCGAAGACGCTGCTCTGCTCGGCGCTCCGCTAAAGATTCAACCTTTGGTTTCTTACCCCGAATAGCAGCAACCTTCTTCAGAACTTTCTTCACTGTAGGTTTGATTACCTTCAGAAGAATGTCAGCGAATGGTTTAGCAAGCAGTGCAGATGTAGTAGCAACTACAGCAATACCCCCAGTGGTGATAACAACACCAGTTGGGGGTAATCCATTTAATACTTGTGTGATGATAGGTACATCACCTACCTCTCGGATACATTGGTCTCCGACCAACTTGTATCCTAATATTTCTTTGCGTCCACTATCAAACAGGAACCCCACGGGTTCTTTATCTAACTGTTCTTGAGTAGGACATTGAATGTCTGCTGTTGCTGCTTGTGTCTTTGGTGCTGGTGTATCTGTTTTTGTATCTGAAGGTGGATTAGTTTCTGATCCTTTGTATGCAGGTATAGGAGCTTCATTCGTAAACTTCAGCTGACCCTTATCATAATCCATAGGATTAAATGATGGTGTACCTGCATCACAAAATACTTTGACACCTTTTGGATCTAGATCATTGATGTCAAAGTTATTGTTTTCATTTTGTTCATGTGCTTCTACACATCCAGGCATGTCCACGATAGGGACCCCGATCATATTAGTGACTGGGTAGATTGGAGGGACACTAGGAGTTCGTACCTCGGGAGCAGTCCATATATTAATTGGACCGATATCGAGTTGACGAATACTAATACCCTCTGTACTAATGTCTGGGATATCCATATCAGAATGGCAGTGCAGCACCTGTGGTAGAAGGCACAGAAGGTATCTCTGGCATAGCAGAGTCTATCATAGAAGGAAGTGCTTCTGTGATTGCTTCGGTGATAGCAGCAGTTGCTTTCTCCCTAGCACCTTCAATTAATGTATCCTTTTGAACGTAAAGATAAGCACCACCCCCGAGAACAGATAGAGAAACTAGACCTGACAATAATGCGACACCGTTAATAATCTTTTGCATCTTTCTTCTCCAATGTAGGTGCTTGCTTTGAATCGTCTTTCTTTTTAGACGCAACGACACCGAACGTCGCAAGCGTTCCCGTGAAGACGCTGGCGATAAAAGTGGGATCGATGTTTTTTTGAGGAATACCAGGAACAGTTACATAATTAAGGGTCAGAATTGCTGCTGACCATCCAAGTATAATAACTCGGACGAGAGTTGATACACCCTCATCCGCCCACTCAAATTTATTTTCCTTTTTGGCTTCCTCTTTCTTCTTCGGATTTGATTCCATGAGTAAAGAGTAAGGCACAACTATTTATTTGATGTAACCTTCTTTCTCTAGGTACTCTCTAGTCAAAGGTGTTGGGTCATACACTTCCCACATATTACCACCAGCACAAGCAGCAAGAGCATTCATTGTCATGTTCTCTGTTCTACCTGCCCACTGTGCTTCTGCTTCCCATGGCACAGCAGAATCAGGGTATGTACGCTCTGCCAACACACGCCAGATCATAGGAACTTCATCCTCTGGTTTGATGATAGCAATAAGACTGTTGTCAATCGTTCCTGCCATACAATCCTGTGCTGCATGCCATCCTTCATGACGCATAACCATCATCAGGACTCCAGGAGATCCCATGTGATCTTTATTGAGGAAGAAGTTATTAGAGACAGTATGGTATACACCACGATGTCCTGCAGGGAAATACTTCTGGTCAGCAAGAAATACATTCACACCAACTTGATTGAGTGAGTGTAGGATGTTGTGGAACTCACCAGTCACACTGGTAAAGTCTTCCATATCATTGTAATTAGATGAGATGTCAAGCATGGAAGTTACCTTGACTACATCATCAGTGCATTCACCAAGGAGCATACACCCCATTGCATGTGGTGTGTTGTAGTCACTTTCTCTAATTGGTTCTGCTTGTGCAGGAATAACCAATGCAGCTGCAGCAAGTGCAGCAAATAATGTTTTGATCATGAAGTGATTACTTATTTGTCCTCATTGTACCAGAAGTCTTCCCAGTCGTCAAGTGTAGCTTCATATATTCTTGGGTTTTCAGTCTGTTCAGCATCTATATTCATTGACCGCATCCAATACTTTATTCAGAAAATGGTGAGCTCCATCATGCCATTGACCTGTCTTGTCTTTATGAGCGTCAGAATATAAATCTGTTTTCATTTGATAAACTTTTGACAGGATATCATTCTTGGTCAACTGTGATCGGGGCATAATATAATCCTGTATTCTATTATTTATTAAAGAGTCCGATGAAGTATTCTGCATCAACAACCACTAAAGGTTTCTTCCTATTCTTTTTCATAACTACGATAGGTTCATAGTCACCACAGTTTGATGCTGCCTGTTCGTATGCATCCCAGACATTGAGTCGTTCAACGTTCTTACATTCTATCGAGTGTGGGAACTTTTGTCTGGCAGCTCGTGCCATTATCAGGTCTTCACCACCTGCGCCCATAGATCGAGACTCGACATCCTCTGGATGGACATCAAGCATCTCGATCAACATTTGTCTCACCCACTTCTGTAAGTTACGACCTTTCGCTTTAGCACTCTGTGTCTTCATCGGTCCCACGGATCAGGTATCTGTATCTGTACTTCATTGCCCCTAGTCTCCACGCTTGTGCTAGGCTGCTCGGTCCTCTTGACAGAAGGTCTCTCTCCTCCTGATTGGGTAGGTTTGTTGCGAGCAGTTTCTCTCTCCACTCTAATGCCATGTAACCACCTATAAAAGATATTCATTGTGCAGCATTTTCCCAGTAACCTGGGATGTTTTCACCACGCAGAAACTTACCCCAGTTTACAGTATTGTAATCAATACTATTATCCCAGCAGAACTTTTGCATTACCTGCATCAGCTCTTCTTCATTCATCCTAGTCCACCAATAGATCGTATACTGATCGTTACGATCAACTTGTTTCATTACTTCCAGATATTTCTGGACTGCCCTGGGTTGATTAGGGTCTGCCCTCATAGGCACAGGTAATGGAGTGTCAGGATTCATAATCTTATAAGCGTATCAGCATCATCATAAACAAACCTCTGGTCTACTGTAGAAAGGTCAAATGCAATAGTAATTCTAGGAAAGTCTTCTCGATGAATGGAAGTGTAGTGCGGAATATAATTTGGGAAAAAAGTTAACTTTCCTGGTATATTTTCTGCTCTATATACACCACCAATGTCATCCATTGGATTGACATACACTGTACAAGTGTCGCCAGCAGTGACCGTGAAGTGTCCTCCTAGGTATGTATAAGGGTGAGCGGCATGCCAATGTTTTTTGATTTGTTCTCCTCTCCTCATAACATTTGCCCAGCATCTAATACGAAGATTAGGAACCTTTTCAAACTTACCAAACAACTGTGTATAATATTGTTTATGAAATTTTTTAATTTCTTTATGCAGTTGATCAGTAACAGGAAATCCCCAACTTAAAACATTAAAATGTTTATACCTGGAGGTAAGACTATTAGGACCTAAACCAGTATTACCATCACTACTGGCAGGAAACTCATCTTTAATTTCTTTTTCTTTTTCTAATATAATATCAGCAAGAGACTCTAGATCTATCTTAATTATTTTTTCTGCTATACTAAAGTCCCAGCTAGGAGCAAACGGAGTTTGTGGTGGTTCACTTTTAAATAGTATAGATTTCCACTCGTTCATCATAGTTTAAATCCAGAGAATGTTTTTTCACCAACATCTTGTTTGATACCACCAATGACATAGGACTCAACCTCTGTCTCTTGTGGTGCCACCTGCATAGACTTGGAGTTCAACCAGTGCTCTGTCCATGGTAGTGGATTGTTAGAGATAGGTTGATCAAATACAGGCTTCATGTTAATAGATTTCATGCGACGGTTAGCAACCCACTCAACATAGTTCTTGAGTAGTTTGTCATTCAAACCGATCATGCTACCATCTTTAAACAGATACTCTGCCCAGTTCTTCTCTTCCTCTACACAGTCACGGAACATCTGAATAACATTTTGTTCTTCTTCCTCCATGATACCCATCATTTCAGGATCATCACCCTTCTGCCAGTTTTTAATCATGTTCATAGTGATAGTCATATGTTGTGACTCATCACGAGCAATCAAACCAATGATCTTTGCATTGCCTTCCATCATCTTGAGTTCACCAAAAGCAAACGAACAAGCGAAAGAAACATAGAAACGAATACCTTCTAGGATATAAACGTTCATGACTGCACGATACAGTTGACGCTTTAGATCATGTAGCGTCCACTGGGAGGTAGGAGAATCTTTGAAGTCTTCTTTCCACAGGTTACCTTGACCATACTCCTGTGCTGCATTAATGAATGCATCATATGCCCTGGTTACACTTTGAGCACGTTCAATGATCTTCTCATCATCAATGATAGTATCAAGAACTTCGGTAGGATCTGGATATACATTCTTAATGATGTATGTGTAGGACCGACTGTGGATCATCTCCATAGTCTGCCAGATATTCATTGCAGCCTCAAGCTCGGGTAGAGAACAATAAGGTGCAAAAGCCATCCCAGGACCACGCCCTTGTACACTATCCAGGAGGATCTGGTACTTAAGGTTGGAAGTGAAAATGTGCTTCTGCTCGGGGCGAAGTGTTTGATAGTCTGCACGGTCCTTCTGGAGCGACACCTCTTCAGGTCTCCAGAAGTATCCCAGCTGTTGCTGTGTAAGTTTTTCAAAGACGGGATACTTGTATTGATCATAACGTTGCACTCCCAAAGGAGCACCAAAGAACATAGGTTGTTTCATAGCATTCACTTTGTTAGTATTAAAGACAGTCATGCCTTCAACAGATTTCTTTGGTGTTTCATCGTTTACTCTAAATTTTGCAACTGTCACAGTCTTCTTCCTCGGTTTGTGTGTCTAGAATTTGAGTTAATAGGTCTTCGATGCTTTGCTTTTTGTCTTCTTCTTCTGGATCTTCTTTTGAATCATAAGTGTTTTGATAGTAAGAAGTCTTCCAACCGTACTTGTATGTAGTTAGAAAATCTTGTGCCATAACAGACACAGGGATCTCATTATCAGGATAGTTCAGTGGATTGTAACTCCAGTTACCAGAGATTGCCTGATCGAAGAACTTCTGCATCACAGCAACAATATTAATATAGCCAGCGTTGCTAGGCATATCCCACAGAAGGGTATAATTGTTTTTAAGAGTCTGGTATTGCGGGACAATCTGTTTAAGTGGTCCCTTCTTGCTCTTCTTAACGGACAGATACCCTCTAGGTGGTTCGATTCCATTTGTTGCGTTTGACACAACGGAACTACTCTCGCTTGGCATTTGAGCGGACAGTGTTGAATGTCGTAGTCCAAATTCCTGGACTGCCTGCCGTAGAGTTCCCCAATCAAGAGATAGGTCATTTGGTACTAGTTCGTCAACGTCCTTTTTATATGTATCAATCGGAAAAATACCCTGTGAATATTTTGTGCGATTAAAGTATCCACAAGCACCTTTCTCTTTAGCAATCTGATTGGATGACTTGAGCAAGTAGTATTGGAATGCTTCAGTCAACTCATGAACCAGCTTCAACGCACCGTTATCACCATAGTGCTCACCCTGCTTCGCCAGGAAGTGTGCTAGACCGATGTATCCTACACCAAGTGACCTACGGTTAATTGTGGACTCTCTCGCTGCCTTTACGGGGTACTCCTGATAGTCGATGAGTTCTTCTAGACCACGAACAGCAAGGTCACATAGATCCTCAAGGTCATCAAGGTTCTTTAGTTTACCCACGTTGATAGCAGATAGAATACACAAAGCAATCTCACCTGACCCATCAATGTGTTGGATAGGATCTGTAGGAAGAGTAATCTCCTGGCATAGGTTACTCATGTTCACCTTATCCAGGAAGGATGAATGTGAATTGCAGTGGTCGATGTTCATCAGATACATGCGACCAGTCTCTGCACGATTCTTCAGGAGATTTAGAATTAAATCTTGTGCCCCGACAGTCTTTCTTGGAACAGACTGATCTGATTCATAGTCCACATAGCAAGCGTCAAATGCATCAGTACCAAAAGCATCATAGAGACCTGGTACGTCATGCGGTGAGAATAAGCTAATCTCTCCATTCGCAATGAAACGTTCGTAGAAAAGTTTTGAAATTTGGATTGAGTAGTCAAGTTTCCTCACTCGATTGTCTTCTGATCCTTTATTGTTCTTGAGAACAATAATATCTTCTATCTCTTGGTGCCAGATTGGGAAGTGGACTGTCGCGCTTCCACCTCGGATGCCATTTTGAGTGCAACATCTGACAGTTGCTTCAAA